CGGTATCTGGAACTTCAAGTAATAACACAACATTTACTATTACTGCTGTTGCAAGTGATGGTGCCTCTATTGGAATAACTCCAGCTCCAGCGAGTGAAACAACAAGTAATGCTGTGATAACACAACATGAAAGATACTTGGATGGTATTGCTCCAATTGGTACATCAAACGCTGCAAACTATATGACTAAGAGATTTTCGGTTGAGAATCCAGCAACTGCTCTGAAGATATTGTTTGAGGCAAATCGTCCAGATCCAGCTACAATTAATGTTTATTATAAGATTATAGAAGAAGGGGATATTAGAGATTTCGATAGTATTCCATACAGACTTGCAACACCTGATAGAACTGATAATCCAGATGAGAACCCAGCGTTCTTTGCTGAGAGAGAATACACTATCAGTGGACTGAATAGTTATTCAACTGCTGCTGTTAAATTGGAACTAAAATCAACTTCAACAGTTGAAGTACCAAGAATTAAAAACCTAAGAATTATTGCATTGGCGTTGTAAGATGGATAGATTAAAAGTAGAAGGATACAAAGGACTAGAACGAGACATGAATAGTAAAGCTATTATAAACACAAATCGTTCTACCTATGAATCATATATGAAATCTATGGAGAATAAAAAAATAGAACGAGATCAATTAAGAGACACGGTTAGAGAGATAAATACTTTAAAGTGTGAAATGCACGAAATAAAATCTTTGTTGATACAGTTAATGGATAAGAAGTAATGGCAAATCGTAACGCACCAGCTAGTACCACATTTGAACAGTGGAGAGTAGAGTTTAATAATCTCGGCGCAGATGTCGGTGATGTATCAGCTCTTCCAACTACTATTAATGGAACAGCTGTATCTACTATTGCAGAATCAATAACTGAAATAGATTCTGCTTTGAGTAGTGTTTTATTTCCAAGTGTTATTGACTTTAACGACTCCACAGGGTCAAGTAATTTTAGAGTTAAGTTTGGTAACGATGATGATTTACAACTATTCCATGATGCAACAAATTCTCGTATACAACACAGTGGTACAGGTGATCTAATTATCAACACTATCACTGACTTAGATGTTCTTCAGATAGATGGAACAGATGTTGGTGGTGCGAATGCTGGTAGTCAAATTCTATTGGAAGATGGTTATATCATTCTTCTAGAAAGTGATGACGCTGGTGCAAAAAATAATGTGCATCTTGCATTTAATAATTCTAATAAACTAACAGTTTACTCTGGTGGTATTCAAATTAATGAAGGACTAGATGTTACTGGTGATATAGAAGCGGCAGGAAAACTTGCAATAGGATCTTCAGGAATAACAGACCTAACTGGTGCTATGAATGGTTCATTAACATTCCCAGCATCTGGTGGTAAAATTGCCACTGAAGGCTTCGGTATTGCTCTTGCGGTTGCTCTTGGTTAATCGTTATAAATAAAATAAAAGGAAAAGAATAGAATGGCAAACAATTTTAAAAATGCTTTTGCAACAAGTATAAGTACTAATTCTAGTTCGCCGACTGATGTTTATACTGCTAATGATGGTTCATCTGCCGTTAATTCAATTCTTATTGAACTTGATATTGCAAACACAGGAACTTCTGCTGTAACGGTAACAGTCTTAGTAAGGGATAGTAGTGCGTCAGCTAGTTTCCACATTGTTAAGAATGCACCAGTACCAGTTGGTTCGGCGTTGAAAGTAGTATCAGGACAGAAGGTTGTTTTAAACGGAAACGATAAAGTGCAAGTATATGCTTCGGCTGCAACTGTAGATGTTGTTGCATCAATTCTACAAGATGTAACATAAGGGGTAAAATATGGCTTATATCGGTGTACCACACTTAAATAAAGTATCCCCAGCGTTCCTAAAAGAAGATTTTCTAGGTTCTAACTTGAGTACCATTACAGTTAGTGGTGTTGCTCATACTAATGCAGTAGCATTATCAATAGAAGTGCCTGGTGGAAATACAGAAAACATACATGTAGTTCTAGATAACGTGGTACAAGAACCAGATGTTGCATATACAATTCACAATGATGCAGATGGTAATCCAAAGATTTTAAAATTCGCTGGTGCAATACCATCTAGTGGTTCGATTTACATGATACACAGAGGTGTTGGAACAATCAACATGAAACCACCAGCTGGTTCTGTTGGTGTAAACGAACTTGCTGCAAACTTAAAAAGTTTTACAACAGATGTTGCTACTGGTGATGGTTCTACGGTTGCATTTACTCTTTCGGAAGAACCAGCAAACGTAGCTGGTATTATGGTTTTCGTTGATGGTATTCTTCAGAAGGCAACAACAAACTATAGTCTCTCTGGTACAACATTAACATTCACAACAGCACCAGCAGCCGCTGCAGAGATTGAAACAAAACATTTAACAATCAGATCAATTGCTCGTAGAAGTACAGACTTTCAGTACGACACATTCACTGGTGATGGTTCTACAGTGGCATTTACTTTAGGTACTGCTGGTGCAACAACCAATAGTGCATTTATTTTCTATAACGGTATTGCTCTTAAACCAACTAGTGACTATTCAATTAGTGGTGTGACACTTACACTAACATTTGCTCCAGTTGCTCTTTCAGAAATTATGGCGAGGTATCAAATCTAATGGCTAGTAATTCAAAAAATCTTGCTGAACTTTTAAATAGTGATGTAACTCTTACTGCAACTGATATTGCTAATGATGCAGTAACAACTGCAAAGATTGCTGATGGTGCAATCACACCAGCAAAAACAGCTGGTATCGGTGGTGGTGGAAAAAATGTTATTGTCAATAGCGAAATGATGGTATCTCAAAGAAAAACCTCATCATCCAATGTTGGTAATCAATATGTTTTAGATAGGTTTGCAGTATATAAACAAAATACTGGAAGTACATATACTTGTTCTCAAAACAATGTAACAGATTTAGCAGGGTTTTCTAAATCATTAAAGATGGACTGTACAACTGCTGATACGTCTATTGCATCTAATGAAGAAGTAAAGATAATACATAAACTTGAAGGTCGAGAATGTCAAAGATTTGCAAAAGGACATGGTTCTGATGCTTTACCTATGACTTTATCTTTTTATGTTAAAACAAATAAAACTGGTGTTTATGTTGTTGAGATATATGACAGAGACAATGGTAGAGATGTTTCTGGTTCTTACACAGTTGCAAATGCAAACTGGAATAGATACACTATAACTTTTCCAGCAGATGCATCTGGTAAATTAGATAATGATGTTAATAGTTCTTTAGAGTTTTCATTTTGGTTAGTTGCTGGTTCAGCGGTGCAAGGTGGTACATTAAATACTGCATGGAGGGCAGGCACTGACCCTAGTAGTGCAACTGGACAAGTAAACTTTGCAGATAACCTTGCCAATGATTGGGAAATCACAGGCATCCAATTTGAAACTGGCAGTGCAGCGACACCATTTGAACACCGTTTATCTACAGACCACCTACTTGCTTGTCAGAGATATTATAATAGAACTAAAGATGATGTTGCATATGGGATGTTAGGAGGTTCTTTTATGACAGCTTCTGGTAATAGAGTAAAAGGTGTTATGGAATATCCAGTAGAAATGAGAGCACAGCCTGCTGTTAGTTGCATAGGAACAAATGCGGGCGCTTGGGTTGCTCAACAAGGGGATACATCATTGGCTGGAACTATTGCTTTTGATTCTGCTTGGAATATAGGGGGTGACACAAGAAATACTTGGTTAGATTTTACAGGCAATACAAATGGAACGCAAGGATACTCAGTACACTTTTATAGAAACAATAGATCCGTTGGAGATGGTTCTGCTTGTCTTCAATTTGATGCTGAGTTGTAAGGAGTTGTAAAGATGAATATAGAATCTGCAAAATATAAAGATTATGGAGCGTTTAAAAAAGACGGTATCATTGCAATAATAGATGGCACAAGATGGTCAATTCCTCTCAACCCAGATAATAGATTCTACGCAGAAATAATGCGCCAAGTAGAAGCAGGCACTTTAACCATTGCAGACGCAGACTAAATATGACTAAAGGAAAACAATAATGTCAGATTATATTGGAGCAACACCTTCCTATGGTGTATTTGATAGACAAGTCATACTAGGTAATGGCACTGCTACTACCTTTAATCTTGATTTCATGGCACCTCCATCTTCTTTGTTGGTGGTATTGAATGGTATTGTTCAAGAACCAGAGTTCTCATATACTACAAGTAATATCTCAGGACAACCTAAGATTACTTTTTCTGAGGTGATACCAAATACGGATAGGGTTTCTATCGTCTTTATGGGTAATGAACTTATTACCGCAAAGTCTGCTAATTCAAATACTCACATGGATGAGTTTAATGGAGATGGTTCTACAGTTGCATTTACTCTAACAAGAACACCTGTTGCTACAGCTGAAAACTTTGTTGTATTTGTAGATAACGTATATCAAAGATTTGGTTCTTCTTTTGCATATACTGTAACAGGTGATGTACTTACTTTTACTGGAGCTCCAACAGCAGGAACAAAGAATATTCAAGTTATACAATTAAATGGAACTAACACACTAAATACTGTTGCTAATGGAGCAGTTACTCGTGCTAAGTTGAACTTTGACCCAGAGGATGATGCAACTGCTCTTGCAATTGCTTTAGGATAAACATAGGAAAATAAAATGGCGAACACTTTCAAAAATGCAGCACTTGCTAACGTAAATCACGCTGCTTATGATACATTGTATACTGCACCAGCAAGTACACAAGTGGTTGTTCTAGGACTTGCCATCGCTAATAAGACAACAGCGGCCGCAACTGTCCAAGTTCAATTTACTGATTCTTCTGCTAGTCCAGCTACAACACATCAATTATTAGAGAATGTTAGTATTCCAGCGAATACTACATTGGAAACACTTGCTGGACAGAAATATATTCTGGAAGCAACTGATATTCTCAAAGTCAAGGCAGGAACAGCTTCCTCTCTTGATGTTGTAATGGGAATTATGGAAAAAACATAAGGTAGAATAATATGCCGTTTATAGGAAATCAACGCTCAAATAATTTTGGTGCTTCTGTTACAAAACAAGATTTTACACCAAATGGGTCAACTGTAGCATTCACATTGAATAGAAGTGTTGGTACATCTGCTGACATTGCAGTGTTTGTAGGTAATGTTCGCCAAGAACCTACAGATGCTTATTCTGTTTCAGGAACAACTCTTACTATGACGGCTGCACCACCAAGTGGTGTGAACTTCTATGTATTGTTTATCTCTGGGGTAAATGAGAGTTCTTTAGTACCAACATCAGACTCAGTTCAAAGAAGTGCATTGTCTTTTGATGTAGGTGCATTTAAAGGTGATCCAAATACAGCAGACGGTAGAGGAAACATTTTTAGAGTACACGAAAAAGAACTTAATACGAATGTAACAATTACTGCAACAGAAAACGCTTTATGTGCAGGGCCAGTTTCAGTTGCAACAGGTATAACAATTACAGTAGATTCTGGTGGAACATTGGTGGTAGGATAATATGAGTACATTCAAAGTAAATACATTACAAAGTGTAACTGGTGGTGTCACAACACTAACCAATCAAAGTGCGTGTAAACATTGGTGTTTTTTTGTAGGCACTGGAACTGTAACAATAAATGACAGTTTTAATACTGCAAGTTTAACTGACCACGGCACAGGCAATTACGGAGCTAATTTGACAAATGCTATGACTGATGCAAATCAAGGTTTGTTTGGATTGGGTTCTAATGGAGAAATTGCTGACAATCGTGGAACTGCTACACAATCAAGAGTAGCTACTTTTAATGCAAGTGGTACTTTAACTGATTCTGCTAGATGTAACATTCAGTTTCAAGGGGATTTAGCATGAGTGAATTAATTATAGACAAACTTACTGGTAGATCAACTGTTGGTTCTATAACTGTTCAAGGTGAGGGTACTGCTACTACTAACATGCAACAAGGTCTTGCAAAGGTATGGTGTAATTTTGATGGAACTGGAACGGCTAGCATTAGGGATGGTCTTAACTCCGCTAGTTTAACAGATAATGGCACTGCCAATATTCAAGTAAACTACACTAATAATATGGCCAATGGAAACTATTCGTGTACTGCTGCTGGTAAATACACAGGAGCTGGAACAGGTGTAGGTTTTGGTTTTAGAAATACTACTACACCACTGACAACATCAGGGGTACAAACATACGCTCCACCAGATTATTCTCAGTCAGTAGTAGATAATCCGTATTCTTGTATCGCTGTTCATGGAGATTTAGCATAATGGCTGGTAAAATAATCGCAGATCAACTTCAGAATACAACAGTTGGAACAATAGACACAAAGTGGCTCATAGAAGGTAGTGCAAAATCTTGGTGTAGGTTTTCCCAAGCCGGCAGTCATTCCTTTGTTGATAGTTGGAATTACAGTAGTATAACAGATATGGCCGTTGGCCAATCACGAATTACCCTTACAAACTCTATGTCATCTTCCAATTATGCCATTTGGACACATGATTGGTCATATGGTAATGGTTGGAGTGACAGTATGACGACTAATGGTTACGATATGAGAAGACGTAATGAATCAGCTGCATATCTTGATGTCACTGTAGTTTGGTCAAGTGTTATTGGAGATCTTGCATAATGAAAACACCTGAGTTCAAAGGAACACATTTATTTGAAAGACTTGGTTGGGCGAAAGAAAACTTAGAACCAGTTCAGTCTGACTATAGAGTAGTATTTGAAAATGACGTTGACTCCCCAGCGAGTATCCTCGTTGCAGATCCAAACTGGATGGCTGCAGCAAAACAAGGTGGTATCTTGCCACCTGTTTGGGTTTACTGGTTACTTGCTGCTGACGAAGCGCATCCAGATTTTAAGAAACATACTCGTGGGTATTTGTTGCACGAAACAAAACCTATAGGGCCGTTGACAGAAGAACAAGCTATTGAGTATCTAATTTTGAAAGACGTTCCAAGAGAAGTTTGGGAAAATTATGATGTAGGAAATAAACCTAAACTTGTAATTTGTAATAAAAGTCAGTTACCCAAAACAAGAGAGTGGAGAAATGCATGGAGTATTTCTGATGAAGTTGTAAGTGGTAATGCAAACGAAAAAAATAATGAACAATCATTAGATGATGTATTTGGTGAAGAACTAAATAGATCAAAGAAATACGCATAGGAGAAAAATATGCCAGAAAACTATATTTTAGATTCTCGTGGTGCTACTGTAAATGCTGATGAAGTAACTATACCATCATCAAGACACTTTAGAGGTGCTTGGGTGACTTCAGGTAATGTTATCTCTGAGGATTTAGACGCTGCGAAAGTAATCTTTAAAGACAAAATTAGAGAAGTTCGTAAACCACTTCTTGATGAAGAAGATGTTGTTTACATGAAAGCACTTGAAGCTAATAAGACATCTGATAAAACTGCTTCAGTTGCAAAGAAGAAATCACTTCGTGATGCTCCAGCAGCAGCTGCAATTGCAGATGCAACAACTATTGATGAACTAATGGCTGCATGGGATGAAAGTCTCTTAGGTGACTCACCATACAAATAGGAAACTAATCTAATGGCGCTAAGTAAAGTAAATCCAAATTTTTTGAATGTATCACAAGTTGGTGGTCGTAGAAATATAGTTCATAATGGTGCTATGCAAGTAGACCAACGCCATAACGGATCTTCTTTTACAGTAGTAAATGGAAACACAATAACTGGTTATATTGCAGACCGTTTTAGGATTAATGAAAACAGTTCATCGGCGATGACTGCTCAAACAGTTTCTGATGCACCAGCTGGATTT